ACGACTTCCAAACAGAACTCTTAAAAAGTTTCAATGATCATCGATTTAATGTTATTCTAAAGGCGCGCCAACTAGGGATTTCAACCATTACAGCAGGATATGTGGCGTGGTTAATGCTGTTCCGCCGAGAAAAGAATATTCTGGTGGTGGCCACTAAGTTTTCTACAGCGGCAAACTTGGTGAAGAAGGTTAAGGCGCTCATCAAAAATATGCCTACTTGGATAAAAATATCAGATATTAGTGTAGACAATCGAACGGCGTTTGAACTTACTAATGGATCGCAAATTAAAGCATCCACAACGTCAGCAGACGCGGGTCGTTCTGAAGCGCTTTCTCTGTTGGTAGTAGACGAGGCAGCACACGTTCCTGAGTTAGAGGAGATGTGGAAAGCACTCTACCCTACCCTATCCACGGGAGGGAGATGTATTGCTCTTTCAACCCCTAATGGTGTGGGAAATTGGTTTCATCAAACGTATGTAGATGCCGAAGAGGGAAGGAATAGTTTTTTTACCACTAAATTACCATGGGATATGCATCCTGATCGCGATAGCGATTGGTTTGAGAAAGAAACTCAAAACATGTCCCGGCGCGACATTGCTCAAGAATTACAATGTAATTTTAATATGTCCGGCGAAACCGTGATCCACCCAGAGGATATTGAGAGGATGTTGAATATTGTTAGGGATCCCAAGCATCGCACTGGTTTTGACAGGAACTATCATATTTGGGAAGAATTCCAAACCGGATCGGAATATTTGCTGGTTGCAGATGTGGCGCGTGGGGATGGCAAAGATTACTCTGTCTTTCATGTCGTCAAATTGAATACAATGGAAGTTGTCGCAGAATACCAAGGAAAACCCAATATAGATATGTTTGCTAATTTACTTAATTCATCGGGCAATGAATATGGGCAGTGCATGGTGGTGGTGGAAAATAATAATATTGGGTTTAGTGTACTAGAAAAGTTGATTGAATTAGAATACCCCAACGTCTATCACTCTATTAAGTCCAGTCATGAATATGTGGATCAGATAACTGCTGAAGGCACCAACAGCGCCGTACCGGGATTTACTACGTCGGGAAAGACGCGACCATTGATTGTAGCAAAGTTGGAAGAATTTATAAGGAATAAGATACTTACTATATACTCTCCCCGGATGGTTAGTGAAATTAAAACTTTTGTGTGGAATAACGGAAAACCACAGGCGATGCGTGGATATAACGACGATTTGGTTATGAGTCTAGCAATAGCATGTTGGGTGAGAGATACGGTAATTACCTCCTCCAAGAGGGATATAAAATATACCACGGCAATGTTGGAAAGTATGGTAATAGCAAACACTAGTCTCAATACGACCATTCCAGGGATGCACGGATTTAAAAAAGACGATATGTATGATAAAGTACAACAAGAGAGAATAAACCAAGAAGAGTTCATGTGGCTCTATAAAGGATAAAAAATGGTAGATAATGCAAACAACCCACGAAATGACGAGTCAACTCTTTTTAAGAAGTTGACAAGGTTATTGTCGGGCCCCATTGTTAATCGGCGCTCCCAAATTTACCGTTCCCAGCGAAGGCAGGATTTGGATAAATATAGATTCAAGTCGGCGAGCGGACAGGATTTTAAAAAATCAGCGTATAATCCATTTGAAAGTTTAGGATCGAGTGCACTTTCCCAAAACCGGAGAACTGAGAGATACGTAGACTTTGATCAGATGGAGTATACTCCTGAGTTAGCGTCTGCCTTGGATATTTACGCAGATGAGATGACGACTTCTACTTCTCTTGAGAAAATGCTTACTACAAAGTGTCCTAACGAAGAAATTAAAAGCGTCTTAGATACACTATATGATAATATTTTGAATGTGGACTTTAATTTATTTGGGTGGTGTCGCACAATGTGCAAATATGGCGACTTCTTCCTTTATATGGATATTGATGAGGGGATTGGAGTCAAGAGTGTGATTGGACTGCCACCTTCTGAAGTTGAAAGAATGGAGGGGGAAGATCCCACAAATCCCAATTATGTTCAATTTCAATGGAATAGTGGTGGGCTCACATTTGAGAATTGGCAAGTTGCCCATTTCAGAATTCTAGGGAATGACAAATATGCCCCCTACGGGACTTCTGTTTTAGATCCTGCACGCCGCATTTGGCGCCAGTTGATCCTACTTGAAGATGCGATGATGGCATATCGTGTGGTAAGATCCCCGGAACGTAGAGTTTTCTATATTGATGTAGGTGCGATTGCCCCCGAAGATGTGGAGCAATATATGCAGAAGATTATTACTCAAATGAAGCGCAATCAAGTTGTAGATCAAGAGACAGGAAGGGTTGATTTGAGATATAACCCGATGAGTATTGAAGAGGATTATTTTCTTCCTGTTAGAGGCGCGCAAACTAACACCAAGATTGAAAATCTTGCCGGCGGCACTTACACGGGCGATATCGATGATGTTAAATATTTGCGCGATAAACTTTTTTCAGCGATTAAGATCCCTCAGTCTTATCTGTCGAGCGCAGAGGAAGCGTCCGAGGACAAGACCACGTTGGCACAAAAAGATATTCGGTTTGCGCGCACCATTCAGAGGCTGCAACGCGCCGTTTTATCTGAATTGGAGAAGATGGGAATTATTCACTTATATACATTGGGGTTTCGCGGTGACGATTTGATTTCCTTTAGTTTGACTCTCAACAACCCCTCCAAGTTGGCAGTTCTCCAAGAACTTGAAACTTGGGGGACCAAGTTTGATACTGCTGCTAACGCCACGGAAGGTTATTTTTCCAAGCGTTGGGTGGCGCAGAATATCTTAGGTATGTCCGACGAGGCGTTTCTCCGCAATCAGAGAGAGATGTTTTACGACAGGAAGACGCAAGCACTTCTCGACGGCGCAGGTGAAATGTCTGGCGCCGACGGCGCCGGAGGAGGAATGGGCGCCGATCTAGGTGGCGATCTAGGTGGCGATCTAGGTGGCGATCTAGGTGGCGACCTTGGTGGTGAAGAATTGGGTGGTGAACTAGGTGGTGAAACAGGTGGTGAAACAGGTGGTGCACTGGGCGCCCCAACCGGACCAGAAACTGGTGGCGAAGGTGGCACTGAAGATGAAACACTCTTGGCCGCCCCCGGAAAAAGAAAAGATAAGAACATACGCCACTATGAAAAGAGTTCTTATACGCCCACTAAGAGAGATAAAAGAAAAGGCGCCGGCCCGAGGGAGCGCTCCCGAAAAGGTAAATATAACGGAGAAAAGGCTAGCAATACTGAACGTAATGTTTTTCCCGGATACACAAAGTCACTCGGTCGGGGGATTTATGAGATCGCGGGTGATAATTATAAGATAGAAGAGGAAAAGTTGTTCAAAGTTAATCAGTCTCAACGTGATGTAAAAATGCTCATTGAGCAAATGGAGAAAAAGAAAAATGAGGAAAAAGAAGTACAAGAGTAAGCACAATAAGAAAAGAAATACCGCTTTTCTTTACGAGGTACTTGTTCAAGAGATAACCAGAAGTGTTGTTGAAAAGGATAAAGAAAGAAGAGAAAAGGCACTGAGGGTTTGCAGGGAGTTTTTTGGTAAAAGTTCTCCCCTCTATAAAGAAAGAGATATATATAACGCTCTCTTGGAGTCGAGGGGGTTGGAGAAGGGATTTATCGAGAAAGTTCTTGTCGAAGCAAAATCTGAATATGAACAATTAGATCTCCAAGAGGTATTCAACACCCAGACTAAATTGATTAATAAAGTAAATAAAGTTTTATCATCGGATATCTTAAACTATTTTGTTCCTAACTATAAAAATCTTGCTACTATAGCACAATTGCTGAATAAGGAATTGCCGGTTAAGGAAAGGGTATTGTTAGAGGATAAGTTTATTGGTGAGTTTTCTGTTGCAACAGAAAAGGAGCAGACTTTGGAACCAACTGACAATTTGGTGTACAAGACTTTTGTTAAACATTATAATAGTAAGTATGAAAAGTCTTTACTGGAAGAGCAGAAAGAGATTATAACGCGGCATGCGATCTCATTTAGCGATAATGGATTATCTCTCAAAATATTTCTCAATGAAGAGATTGGAAGACTTAAACTCTTTTTAAAGGAGTCGCGAGAACTGGATGTGTTTGTGGAGGACGAGCAAATGCAAACTAAACTAGATGATGTATATTCGATTCTAGACTCCTTTAAGGATAAGGATACTATTGACGACAACGATATTATTAGATTGATGGAAGTGCAGCGGTTGGCAAAGGAGATAGAATCCTAATGGCAATTACGATTAAAGTGGGAGAAGAGACGCCACCTGTAGAAGAGAAGGGGGCGATTAATCTTGTAGTGAAGGACGAGGAAGTAAAATATCCTCGCTTAGAAATGAACCTTCGCGTGAGAAAGTCTAT